GTCGCGCGTTTATTTGCACGGGTTTTCGAAATAGTGTAGGCCTCGCAGGGGGCGATGTCGCCCCAGAAGATGGCTCAGCCGAGGGGGTTTCCTTGGGGGGGCTTTCCGATGGGTAAGCGAGGGCCGAAGCCGACACCGACCGCCATCCTGAAGCTGCGGCAATCCAGGAGGGGTAACCGCAGAGGTCCCGAGGCAAAACTCGACCAGACACGGCCTGCGTGTCCCAAACGCTTCATTACGAAGGCAAAAACCGACTACGGAGAAGCCGTAAGGCTTGTGGCCCGCCGAACCTGGGATCGGCTGGCTCCGCAACTCTTTGACGCCGGGCTCCTGGTAGACGGCTACCGCGAGGCGTTCGAATGTCTCTGTGACTCGTACGCGCGATTCGTCCTCGCGTGTACGAAGTGCGACACAGAGGCGGACGGCATGGTGACCACCACGGATAAGGGGAACTCGGTGCAGAGTCCCTGGGTGGCGATCCGCAAACAGATGTGGGAGCAGGTGCAGAAGGGTGCGGCCTCCTTCGGCTTGACGCCGGCGGACCTGGCCAGTGTGCGAGCGGTCCAGACGAAGACCGACGACGCCGGCAAAGGCAAGTTCTTCATGAAAGGTGCGGGATGACGGTCACGCGACATCGCGGCAAGACGGTCACGCGACGCCGGACGCTGGCGCCGAAGCGATGGCGGTCTATCCTGTGCGACATCCCCGGCTACGACCCCTTCCTGCACGCCGACGACTGCTGGTTCGACGCGGACGCAGCCCAGTTCTACATCGACTTTATCGAAAACTGCTGCACGCACATCGAAGGTCCGCTAGCGGGACAACCGTTTCTCCTGGAACCGTGGGAGAAGGCTATCGTCGCGAACATCTTCGGCTGGGACACGACGGACACAACGGGCCAGATCGTCCGACGGTTCCAGGAAGTGCTCGTCTACATCCCCCGCAAAAACGGCAAGACGCCTCTCTGTGCCGCGATCACGGCCGCCGTGATGTTCTGCGACCCGGAGCACGGTCAGCAGAACTACTGCCTCGCCGCCGACACCGAACAGGCCTCGCTCCTGTTCCGGCACGTCAAGGGCATGATCCAGGCCGAGCCGGAGATGAGGGACCGCGTGCAGATCTACACCTCGACCAAGACCATCGAGCACACCGAACGCGGCAACTATCTGAAGGTCCTCAGCGGCGAAGGTGGAGCCAAGAGTGGTCGAAAGAGCAAGCTCATCGCGATCGACGAGCTGCACGAGATCAACGACCGCGACCTCGTCGTGAAGATGACGACCTCGACAGCCAGCCAAAACTCCACCGGAACGCTCGTGCTCTACATCACAACGGCCGACTACGACCGCCCCTCGATCTGCAACGACAAATACGCCTACGCCTGCGCTGTGCGGGACAACGGAGGACACAGGGACCGGCCCGGCTACGACAAACACTTCCTGCCAGTGATCTACGAGGCCATGCACAAGGGCAAAGACGGCCGGCCGGTAGAAGACGACTGGACGCATCCGGATATCTGGGCCAAGGCGAATCCGAATCTGGGCGTCTCGGTGAGCCTCGACTGGTTCCGTCGCGAGGTCGGCAAGGCCAAGATCGACCCGGTGTACCAGCTTGAATTCAAGCGGTATCACCTGAACATCAAGACCTCGCAGGCCAGACACTGCATTCCCCTGCCCGAGTGGGACGCCTGCGAGACGAAGATCGACTGGTCGCAGTTCAAAGGGCAGCTCGCCTACGGCGCCCTGGACATCGGCTCGTGGCGTGATTTCTGCGCCTTCTCGCTCGTCTTTCCGCACGACGACGGCGAGCGGGTCGAGATTCCCAAGGATCCGGACGATCCGAAATCTGAGAAGATCATCGTCACGCGGTCGAGCCTGACGGCTCGCACGTGGTTCTGGCTCCCGGCGCAGCCCATTGTCCGAGATCCCAAGATGCAGGCGATCATCGACGCCTGGTCGCGGGCCGGCTGGATCACGCGAACCCAGGGCAACGAGGTGGACTACGACCTGGTTGCGGCGGACATCGTGCAGATCTGCCAGAACCACAGCGTGCCGCGGATCGGCATCGACCCTGGCTGGCAGGCGCACCACAGCGCCCAGGACCTCGCCAAACACATCGGGACGGACAAGATCGTCTACATCAAGCAGGGCGTATTCACGCTGGGCGCGCCCTTCCGTGAACTGCTGGGGCTACTGCTCAACGGCGCCAGAGCCACGGAGGAAAGTGACAGCAGGCACCGCCGGCTCTACCACGACGGCAATCCGGTCATGCGATGGATGGCGGGCAACGTCGTCGGCTACCACAAGGGCGGTCGCGTGAGCCCGGACAAGGACAAGAGCACGGAGAAGATCGACGGCATCGTGTCCCTGACAATGGCGACCTACCTGGCCACGACCGCTGAGCCGGTCAAGCGGAGCGTGTACGAGCAGCGGGGGGTTCGGACCCTATGATCGCGATCCGTGACAAATTGGTGGGCTGGCTCGAACGGCGATTCTCGCGGAAGACACCGCCGCAGT